CTTCACAACCGCCTTCATTATCGGCACCACCGCCGCCACCGCCTGCACCACCGCCTCGGCCTCCACCAGCTTGGGATCCACCACCACCGGGGGCCCCTGCAATGCATAGAGTTCCACCAATTCCGCCGGGACCATTACGATCCGTACCAGACCCCGATCCCCCTGCACCGCCACCAGCACCGCCACCGCCAGCACCACGCGAACCTTCACCACCGCCACCACCGCCAGCAATAAATGCATTTGCGCTATTAATGATTGTAACACCTGCGCCTGTTAATATTTTTATTGCAGTACCACCGGCTAGACCTGCCTGACTGCTGTTTCCGCCTTTACCACCCATACCAACAATGTTGCCATCGTTTCGAATAATTATGTCGCCAGTCATATTTGCTGGAATAGTTAATCCTGAATTGTTTGTAGCATCCGCCCAAAGCCATACGTTTGCTGGAATAGTTAAGTCGTAGCGCAAAGTTGGGTCAGTAGCGCCTATACTAGTTAACAATGCCCACAAGTCGCAATTTTTAATGTTGTCACACCCATTTATTTGAGGGTCATAAGCTGAAACGATGTCTGATCCTAGGATTATTTGTACAGCAGAGGTGCCATAAAAATCACTAAACCTTATCGTGCCAGAAGCAGGAATGTTTGGTCCTGCCGCATAAAATTCTGACAAACTATATGGCTTAGTGTTATCGTATTCTGCTTCAATTTCGGTGAATGTAAGCGAACCAGAGCCAAAGGCTTTTATGGCCATATTATCTACCTACTTTTTCGTTTAATTCTTTAATAGCTTCAATTAAAAGCCCAACTAAATTCCCGTGTCGAACTGCATAAATTGTTTCTTTTGTTTTTGGATTTTCATGTTCATATACGATGCCAGGAAGTACTTTCATAATTTCTTGTGCTATAACGCCAGTCATAGGAGTGTCATTGCCTTTGTAGTTGAATGTATATCCACCAAGTTGCAAAACTTTTTCTAAAGCGCTGTGTATTGGAACTATGTTTTCTTTCATAGTAATATCTGAAATAGATCCAAAAGCTGTGACGTCGCCAGTTGCGATAAGTTCACCATTTATGTCAACACCGCCGTTTGCAGTCACTTTGTTAAATGTTACGTTAGATACTGTTGATACAGCTTGTCCTATGCTTATAGTTCCAGTTGAGCTAGCGTATGTAACTCCGGTTCCGGCAACTAACGAAGCTCTAGCTCTTGCTGTGGTGAAAAAGAGATTGGATGTACCTTCTGATAAACCATCAGTATCGTGATTAGATATATCGCTTACTTGGCCTGTAACGTTACCAATTAAATTTCCCGTGATAGATTCCCCAACTGGTATTTCGATACCATTAGCTGCATAAAATTTTCCTGCAATATACAGATCACCTGTTGGAGTTAATCTTAATTTCTGTGTCCCAGTGCCAGTATCAATAATGAAATCGTTATTAGCAGCATTATCAAATCCAGTAGCCCAAATCACAGATCCTGAAGAATAGTGCATTCTTGGTCCTACTGGTGAAATTAGTGTTTGAGTAACAACTCCGGAAGAGCTTATTTCAATAGGGGCCGTGGCACTGATTGTACTAAACCCAGCTTTGGGTGAAATAGTGTTCGTCTGCAGCGATGTATTAGCAATAATATTGCTAGCCGTAAAGTTACCTACGAGTGTAGCATCACCAGTCGTTGAATCGCCGAGGGCAGATGCAGTCATAACATCCGTTTGTAATAGCGATACGATGTCATTAGTTTTATCTAACCACGATTGGAAGGTCTGCGTAACTGTGACTGGAGTTATATTTGGTTTTGACATATCTTAATTGCTTTCTATCCTGTCAAGTCTTTCGCAAACTGAAGTTATGACTTTTCTGATTTCTCTTACTTCTTTTAAAAGAGATTCAATTTTTTGAACTCGATTACGTTCTAATTTGTATTTATTAAGAGCCGCGACGTCGTTGTTAATTAAAGCGTTAGATTTTGAATCTCTTATCATGTTAACGAAATTCCTCTGTAATCTAATAATCTAGGCGCTTTAAATATGTTTTCAGAGTGCAATTCTATTTTAACTGCGAATCTGCGATAACCTTCGAACGTTGATATTCCATTTGTATATGTTAATACCCCAGCTGTTTTGTCTGCAGCTTTAACAGCATAAACGAACTCTTTAAAATCACTCGTATTACTTACTGAAGAGTATAAGTTAGCACCTTCGGTAATTTCTAATTCTACCCAAACATTTGTATCAAATGTGCTCGAGTCATCAGCAGCTTGTGGCTTAATAAAGATTTTTACGTCTGTGCCCATTGGCCGATAGGCGGTTGTAAATAACTTAAAATCTTCCGCGTCTAAGTTTTCTGATAATTCTACGGTTCTTGAAATATACTTTGATGTTGTATTTGAATCATTGGTAATTTGCCATTCGCTTGCAAGAACGGCTGCTGTTTCAATGTCTATTAAAGGAGATGATGTAACGTTTGAACCATTGGCTAGTTCTACAATTAAATTTAATCTGTCATCCCCAGGAATGTCGTTAGACTTACTAGATATAGATATACCTTGTTTTGCAAATAGAGTCTTATCATTAAAAGCAACTCCTTGGCTATATGTTCCGCTAGACAACGATCCAGTGAAAGATCCAGAAAGAGATGTACTCGATACTATATCGTTTGTTCTTGAAATCATAGGCTGTATATAGCTAATAGTTTTATTATTGACCGAATCAATCGCAGCAGTAGCTCCACTATCAAACCCAATAATACTATCGCCAGCTTCAAATTTTCTGGTTGAAGTAGCTGAAGAACGTTCTAGTATCATACCTGTTGGATATCTAAAGTCGTAGTGTGATATCACGCCAACTGTAATCGGATTGGAATTTACTGTTGCAGTAAAGAATGCGTTTCTATCTGCAGTGATTGTTGAAGTGGTTGAATTTACAACTTTAAATATTTGCTTATTTGTCGACCCGTCATCAAGCAAGATGTAATCTCCAGCGCTATACGTACTAGATAAATCAGTTCCCGTTATAGTGGTGCTTCCTGCAATAACGCTTACAGAACTTGAAGTAGATCCAATTAATGGCTCGTCAGTATAAACAAATTCGCCAGTTTCGAAACGGCCAACGTTATTTGCTGTAGTGAAAAATTCATTGTCGTCATTAGTAAGCGTTATTGTACCTGTAGATGTACTAAAGTTGTGACGATACAATATAAACTTAGCATCTTCGTCTTGATAAGATTGCCAAGCGCGATTGTTAGTAGACGAGAAAAGAACACCATCGCCCCAGTCTTGAGTAATAGTAAGACCATTAGTTGCACCTGGAGTAAGATCAACTGCCCCAACCTTAGAAGTAAATAGCAAATATTCTGGATCATTAGCGTCAGGTTTAACAACAAACGCATACTCTTTTTCTGCATCTAAGCGTATTGGCGATTTAAATACTACGCTCGTAGCTAGTGATGCGTCATCAGAAACCGGTATTTCGGTTGGGTTTAAATGCACTTTTGACAACGGTACTGACACATACGAAGGATATCCGTTAATTACTTCTCTTATGTCTACTGTAATACCGTTTGTGGTACTTATTCTTTTAAAGAATATGTCTAACTTAGATATGAATACTGTTTCCGATCCTACACCCATGCCGCTTTTAATAAAAAATGTTTGTGCAAGTGGATCGCCGCTATTGTCATCTCGTTGCGGAGCCTGTCTTCGAGTAACAGATCTTTCAGATGTCGTAGTTTGCGTAAAGTTTTCAGGAGCTCTCGTAGATACAGACAACGATGATTTTTCAACTGAAAAGTTGTACGCGCGATATATTAATGAGCCGTAAGATGTTTTCGCAGAACTTATTGAAGTGTATGTATCAACGTCTACTACTTCTAATTTTCTGTCTCCGACGAAGAAAGTGCTTTCAGGTATTTTAAATACGCCGCGCACAATTCCGTTTGCATCAGACGTTATTGCGGCTCCAATGTTTCCAGCTCGTGTAAATAATGCCGGGTTGTTTATACTACTAGGAGCACCAGCTGCGGGATACACGTTTGCGTTTACATCTTCTTCATCAAAGAAGAAATAATGTCGAGTGTTAGGTCTTAAACCAGACATAAACACATTTACTTCTCTCGATCTCATATACGGATTAAAATTAAAGTTTGTAACAAAATCACCGACTTTTTGCTCATTGACCTTTTCACCAGATAATTGTACACTATTAGTTGTATCTCTAAAGCCAGTAATCGTTGTTGTTCCTGATCTTCTTGTTCCTGTGGTAAAAGAACCTAGATTTTCTGTCGTTGTAGAAGTTAATGGCACAAATTCTTGTATAGCATCAACTAATTGTGTGAACGGAGTTGTTAGATCTATGTCTATGCTTATTGGATTTGTAACGGTGTCGTATAACGCGTCGTATTCTGGAGACAGCGTTCCCGTGCCAATGTAATTATAAAAATTACTTACGCAGTTTCTAAACGATGTTGCAAAAGGCTGAGAAATGATTGTAACGTCAGAATCTCTTTGTAAAGAACCTGTAATTGGGTTTGTAGACGTTGGAAATACGCTTGCGTTTGCGAAGGTCTTGAGCTTCAAATTAATTGGAAACGATTTCACTGCAGGCATAAGAGACTTTTCTGTAAAATCTATTGCCGCGTTATATTCTGCGTTTTCTAAGTTTGCAATACTAAGATCGTTAAACGGATCTACTATAATACCGTTCTTAAATCGACTTAAGCCGTTCTCGTCAATGATGTTTAGATTTTTGGTATCAGCTTCAAGCGTACTTAGAAGAACATAATATTGTAAAGTGTCTACTTTTTGTTCAATGTTTTCTATAGACTTCATGTCGTACCCGCGAGTACCCTTTTGCTTTATTGTTGCAGAATACTCACTTCTATTTTGAGCATACGCTTCAGCTGGTGAAAGAGCGGGTCTACCAGGAATAAAAATCTCAGCAATTTTTAACTGATCACTAGGCGTGGTTTGCACACGTGGAATTTCAGATTCAATTCCTTTCAGTATGGAAATACTAGAAAAAGAGTCCAAGACAACTGCATCTTTTCTACCAAAATAATAAGTATAATCTACTTGACCAGCTAAGTTATAAGCAGGAGTAAGTATTTCATATGAGCTAGAAAAAGCAGGAGTGACGTTTACACCAGTTGCAGAAGTACTAACTGAAGGCGCTGTTCCGACAACTGCTGCGTTTGAGTAGGTAGCAGGAGATAACGGTTCAACATACGGTCTAAAATCTACACTGTCTCTAAGGTTGTATATAACACCAGCCGACGAAGTATAAGGTTGTAATTTATTTATTCCTACGGCCGCGGGGTAACTGTTTATATTAAAGAAATAATTTCCTGTTGTATCGTTAAGCTTGAACGCTTTTACTTCAACAAGCATTTCGCCAGGATCTGGAACAACTCGGCCAGGGACAAACTCGATATAAGAATGATCGTAGTAATTATCTTTTTGGTTAGATCTTAATCTAAAGCTATCTGTAACATCGTTTCCATTTACGTCTGCAATTGATGTGATTTCATATACGTCTGGGAATCCTAGGTTGTATTTGGAATTTGCAGAGGTAATTGGTGGATTTGCAAAGTCGCATTTTACATAAAGTGTTTCTGAAGATTTTGTAAATGGCGAAGCACTTGCAATTCTTTTATTATAATATAATGTCGCGGTTGCAGATGGTGTCGCGCTTAGTGTTAAATTAAGCGCTGATCCTGCTACGGAATTATTTAAAATATCTATTTTTGTATTTGTTGCGTCAATAAAAAGAGCGTCGTCGTTATTTACAGTAAAGTCTTCACCGGTGTTGGGTGATATTAAAATTGTAGTGTTAGTTAATCCAGATAAAGCTTTTTGCGCTCTTACTGGAATTGATGCGTTGCTCATTGCGGCAAGGCCTATCATGCCAGTATCAAATAACATAGCGGATTTACTAGATTCTTGAATAACAGAATTATTAGCAATTGTTATAGACCCGCTTGTCCCAACAATTTCGTCAACGTCTGTGAAAATTAATCCGCCTGTAGTGCGAATATCAAATAAGAATATTTTATCGTCAGTTATGTTGCGAACTCTTGCGGTTCCTGCAGATGTGCCGGATGATGTTAAAAGCTGCACTTGATCAAACGTCCCGAGCGAAACTGTACCCGTAGTATTCGTATCTTGTATTTTTGCATATGAACCGTACTCGAAAGAAACTGGCTGGTTCGCTCTCGAGTCTATCGCCGTATTAGCGATTTCTGTAATTGGCTGAAAAATCTCTGCAGTTGTTTCAATACGATAACCTTTTATATACGCAAGGCCAGGCGAAATAGACGCTGTAAGATTACCATTTTTTCTTATTATTTTTGGCTTAAATCCTCTTACTACGTAGTCACCAGATTCTTCAAAGGTGCGTCTAGCCATTTCATCGCCGAGCACGTTGTATTGAGAGACGTTTCTTAATACTACAGAATTTCCATTTGAATATCGAATTAGCGAAAAGAAGTCAGCGTTCACAGCTGCTTGTGCAGTTGAAAAAGATTTTAATATTGGAACTAATTTAAGACGATCTGCGCCTGGCGCGTTTTGGTTAAACGAACCATTTGCATTATCTAATAAAGACGTGTCAGTAAACGAGTTAATGACTTTTTCTTCTACCGCGTATCCTATTGATAAGTCGTTAGGCGCATCAGAATATTTAGATACAATAATTAATTGTTCTTCAGCGTATAAAAAGTGGCCACGTTGATAAATAACACCTGGTGCAGAACGCAATCCGAAGGAAGATCCAGTTGCGGCGACAAACGAAGTAACGTTAATAGACTCTACTAATGTTTCAGTACGATTAACACCAGACGCTACTTCTACTGTACTTATTTTGTAAATGTTTAAAAGCTCGCCAGTTTGGAATGCTTTGTTTGCTCCAGAAGACGTAATATAGTTAATAAAAAATGTATTTAAATTTGGGTTTCTTGTTTCGAAGCCGCTGGTCGCCGCGACGACTGATGCCTTTACGCCAGTAACTACACCGCGCAGCTCGTATGTATTGTTTCGAGCATATGACTGACCTAATATAGTTACAGTGTCTTGAGATCCAACATAATTAGAAATACTAAAACCGGCTTTATCAGTAACCTTAACAAATTTAATGTCGTTGAGTTCTGTAAAATTACAACCCTTAACAATAGAGCCTTCTTTGAAAATGTTATCGCCAAATTGTTCTACTTGGTTTTGAAGTATAGTTTGAAGCTGAGTAAGTTCTCTGGCTTGAACAGGATATGACGGCTTAAAGAGAACTTTATAAAACTGTTTCTCTAAATTGTAATCATCGAAATATGGGTCGACATTAAGATCTGTACTAATTGGCATCTTTTTCTCTCTTAAAATTCAAGGACGATTTTAAATTGTTCTCTTGAGCTCGCCGTCCTTGTAATAGGGCGGAAACTGTGCATATAATATACTTCGCCAGTTCTTTGTACATACGGAGATAATTTAAAACCTGGGTAAGTGGAATCATAATTTCCAGTATAAGCTGGGCTGTTATCTGTATTTATTGCAATTAACTGGCTCTTAGAAGAAATTAATGGCAAATTAATATCCAAAGATATATCACTAAAATCTGTGTTTGCATATGTACCTTGATCGTTTGGATATGGTCCAGAATATTCAGCTAAATAAACATAGTCGCCAGACACCGCGTGAACTTTTGCACTAAACCGTGTGTTATTAAAAAAGTCACTGTTAGTATTTGCGGTTTCGATTTGTGTAACAGTTTCGTTAACGGCGAAGGGGTTTGTATCCACTGCTAATTCTATTCTATTATCAAAAATAGTAGGATAAGTTACTTCCTTAAACTCTGGATTTTTTACAATTCCAATACTCGAATAAGAATTCGTATAAGGAATAAAAGTATTATCTACCGCATCTAATTCAGTATATGCTAAAACGCGAGTAGAACTAAGTTCGTCTGAAATATTTGTGCCATGACCACCTTCAGGAGAAAGTACTGGTCTAAGTATAACTCGTGTGTCTAGGCTGCCTGTAGCGCTTGGATTAAACGCGAACGGATCAACAACCACAGCTGTGGCGTGTGTATAATTAGAACCTTTATTTAACACAGTAACACTTACAATAGACCCACTAGTGTTTACGCTTGGTATTGCTATCGCTCCAGATCCATCGCCCTTTATTTCAACTCTTGGTAAAATATTAAAGTCAGCTGCGTCGACTAAAATGCTATCGAGTGGTGTTCCTTCCACTAATGTAATTGTCGCCCGTCCTGTAGTTGCATTAAATGAATAAGTATTAATTTCGTACACTTGCGATCGTGTATTTTGATTTGTAACATAAAAACTATAGCCAGAATAATAATTAGCAATTCCATTTAACCCACTGCCAGCATTTGGCGTGAGTGTAATTGTGTTTACTGGCGCTCTTAGAACCTGAAAAATAGTGCCTATTACGTTTTCATATCCCGCGTTCTGGTCTTTATTCGTAACAAATACTTGATCTACAGTACTCGTAGATGATATTACAGTATTGGCAGCAACGCTTGGTTCTATAATTGGAATATATCCCCTAGTATTATACTTATTAAATTCGGATACAGTAAGAGAATACATGTATTTCCAAATATAACCGTCTGGCATGATATATATTTGATCTGGTGTTGTTGTCTGATAGTTTGGAGGACTGGTTGACAGGCTACTGTAATTATTAAATAAACACTTATAAATTTTATAATCGCCAGTTGTGTTGTCTTGTGGATAAACAACTGTATAGTATTTTTTATCTTCTAAATCCGCAGCGTCGTCATACTGGGCATAAGCTTCCCCGGTTTGCCAAACGTTATTCTTTATTACATAAAAAACATTTTCAGACAATAGCTTTTTTCCGAAAATAGTTTTTTCTAAAAAAGATCTTTTAGACACGGCAGTGTTTTCCACCGTAGTATTTGATATGCTTGATGTAAATAAGTAGTAATCATTATACGCCACATCTTCTACAAAAAGACGCGCCTCATCTGATTTATATTTACTAGTGATTACTGTCATTTTTTCCTCAGGATTTCTTTAACTTATTTATAATAGAAAATCTTACTTAATTATGTTTCAGAACGATTAATGTCAATTCTAACTGAAATCGGTGAAGACATAAATTCTTCGAGATTAAATCTTGCGTAAATTTTCGTACCAGCAATGTGGGTAATGTCTTTAAGAGCTTCTTCGTAGTTTTCAATATTTAATTTTGATTGAACCTCATACGAATATTCTTGATAATATTCGCTATCTTGTATATATTTATCTGAACTGTAATATTCTAAATTATTATTTACATTTCTATAACCATTAACATGCGAGTTGTAAGTTGACCAATAACCTCCGACTGACCCCTGCCCGCCCGTGGTTACAATTCCGCTAGAAACTGCAGTTCCATTCTTAAGTACTTCAGCCCGTGTATTATCTACGTAGCCGTAACCAGATTCCAGAATATCGACCGTTCTTATTATGCCTTTTTGGAAATTTGTTATAGCATTTACTGTTGCGTTATTGCCTGCGGTTTTATCGTTTCCATAATCTCGAGATATACTAACAATCGGGAAATTTACTCCACCATATGTAATTGGAGTCGAAGCTTCGAAGCCGCTGTATTTGTAAGGTCTTAACGCTATTGTATTGTTAATAATTCCGACGACTTTACCTTGAGAAGATCCTTGAGATATTTCGTCACCGATACTTAAATTAGATGGTATCGCGTTTAACGTAACTAATTGACGTCTTCTTTCAAAGGTAGCCATGCGCGTGTCATACGTTAAAGTAACAACGTCGTTAATATAACCAGAGCCAGGATTAATATTATCAAATCTAACAATAGTACCAAGGTCAACATCGGTTAAATCAAACGCCTCATCTATTTGAGTGGTAATATCGACCGGATTTGTGTTTCCAGACATTGGTGTTGAGGCCGGTGGTACATCATTATAGTTTGATGCATTTAATGGCACATTAACAAAATTTCCTATAACATCGAATATAAGACTAACAGTTTCTATGTTTTCTAATCCACCAACTACAACATTAGTTACATCCTGAGTTTCTGGATAAAGGGCCCCCGGCGAAGTAATATTTTTTGGAGAAACTTTTAATTGCACGTTCGATAGTGTTTGTATATCAATATTAGGTGTCCTGTCAACTGTGCTAATAATAGATGTGTTTAAAAACTCACTTCCAGCTTCCATTCTTACACCAACAAAAAAGTCACCTTGATTTACAACAGCTCCTCGGTTACCTAAATCATCTTCTAGGGTTTCGAGCGGAAGAAAGTTTGGTGGAGTATTTTCTAAAAATACGAGTTGATTTGATACATACAAATGAGTAGTATCTATCGTGTATCCCCATCCGCCGTCTTCTACTTCATAATCGACTTCGCCCGTATCCAAATCACTTACACTTGAAACACGTCCTTGAGCTCCAACTCCGTCAGGCGTTGTTTTTAACGTGACTATATCCCCTACAGCATTGCCTCCGGTACCATCAACATCAATATTAATACTACTTAAAGAACCATTTACAACACCAAAGTTAATCGGAGTGCCATTTATTTCAGAGGTAATTCCCTCTGCTGGTAAAAACTCACCAACAACATCATTTAGGAAAACTAAAGGTAAAAAAGAATTGTTTAATATAATAAAGCTTATTTTGTCAACTGTCGCGGTTGCACCAGAAGTTCTTCCAGTAATACGAGTGTTAATGATATCACTGTACACGGATTGCGTGCCTGTTTTTGTTGATGTAAATATACCAGCGTTTGGAAATAATTGCAGATATTTACCAGCGTTCCATTTAGAATCAGAAGCCTTAAATATATCTTTTGCTGGATAATATACTTTAACGAATTCGTTATAGAATAATCTAAAAAACAATTCCAGTCCTGCTGGAGTCCCTTTACGGCGATAAAGTCCGAGCACATTTTTTACGATAATGCGAATTGTTGTATCGTCAAAAGGTAGATCCGCAAGATATTTATTTTTAAAGAATATTAACATTCTTTCAAGAGTGCTATCAATATCTTTATATTCAAATAGCCTGCGGCCGTTGTAAAGACCTTGATTTTCATTTGTTTCAAGAAATTTATAATATTCTTTTACAAATTGCACCAAGTCTTGACCTTCCTCGCGATATATAGCGGGGAATTGCCTTTCAATGTGAAACGATATAAGTTTATCTACTGGGGTAGGCATTATAATGACTCTACAAATTTAATTTGAATATCTTCACTTCGAATAGAAATAATTCTATTTTTTGGCGCAATGATGTTTGGAGTCATTGAAGCTGCGTATATTTTGATTGCTTCTCCAACAAATGATTCTACGGAAAAATTAACTAACCTTACTTCACCTAAAGTATAGTCGACTGTTCCTACTGAAGGATTGGTTATTGTTTGAATTAAGTTGTTAACGCTAACAATAGCAATATTGCCCGCGCCATCATCGATCATTTTAGATAAAATGCCCTTATACGTAAACGTAGAACTTGTGATTGACGGTTTAAAATCAGATAGACCTATCGTCGTATCGTAAGGATACGGTTTAACAAGCTGGGTTCCAAATTTAAAACTTGGGCTTAAATTCAAATTAACAATAGGCGCGTATTCAATAATAGGATTTGCACAAACGTTGTTGCTTAATATCCCAGCATCGATATCGTCAATAATAGACATAAGTTTTGAAACTCGTAGTGTTTCGCCAAAATCATCTAAGTTTAAAGTGTTATAAGATGCAATTGCTACTCTTATTAAAGACTCGAGCTCTTGTGTAGATTTTGTTGTGAATTTTTTTGAATAAATTACATCAACAATTGTTTCTGAATATAAAAATTCAGGATTTACAAAAATTGGTTCAATCGAAAGAGGAGTTTTATCAGATAGGTATCTTAAATAAGTGTTTTTACTCGTTTCGGATAATAAGCCTTCACCCTGTAGGTTTACAGAAATTGCAACTCTTCCGTACCGAGGAGGAACTAATTCATCTCCGCCATAAGCAGATACACTTTTTATTTCTGGAAATCTTTGGCTTAATATGATTTGATAGTCAGATGCTGTAATTGCTCGTTCTTGCACCTGAATTGATTTCGGCGCAAAATACCTTATGCTTTCTAAACTTTCACGTTCAGATCCACCTTCTGCGGCGGTTACTGTAGTCACTGTTGAATTTGGCTTAAACGAAGTTGCAAACGCGTTAGCTCCATTTACTTCAGTTCCACTGCATATACGATATTGTATTTTTACGTCAATATCTAGACCGGGTTGTTCTCCAAATATATTTCCACCAAAATATATAGAATACCTATTATCAAAATGCGGCTCTAAATAAAAGACTTTACTTGTTGGAGTAACGCCAAAAATATCGCGTGTATAGAAAAACTGGTTCTGTCCTTCTGTAAACTCATCATCAACAAATACTTCGATTGTATTAGTATCTATGCCATCGTTTGTTAAATTACACTTAAAGGTGTTATCTGCTTCAAGGAAAAACCCGTCTTTTTCAAACGCAGTTAAAATCCGCCCTTCAAATATTTCAACATTAGTCGCTACAAATACGCCATCAGCAGTTTTTCTAGCAACGTACGATTGGTCCGTTATAAACGTGTAATTATCATTCGCGAAGTTTGCAGTAAATTCAGTAAACCTAGGAATTGTAATTGTAGAAGAAGCTTCAGTTGTATCTCGCAATGTTACGTTTACTACAGCCTTCGCAGACTTCCGCGAACGAGGCAAATAATTTAATTCTTTTGCATGCGAGACTACAGAATTTTTAATAACCGCGGAATCAAGAAACATTTCGTTGATTGCCATATTGGTATAAAAATTGTTTATGTGGGTATTATACGCAAGAACATCGAGCAAGACATTCATATTCGCACCAGTAAAATCGTAGTCTTTAAACTGTGTCTGATTTCTCAGATGCGTAATGAATTGATCCTTAATGGTTGCAAAATCCAGTTCGTTAATTGGTTTGGTCGCCATATCTTATCTAGTCCTCTCTAGAAACACTGTGAGTGCAATTGGTTCTGCAATGTTATTTATGTAGAAATATATATCTATTTTAATGCTAGTTTCATCGGCTAGCGAAAGAACATTTATATCTATAAGAGAACATCGAGGTTCATATGTTTCGATAGTAGTTCTTATTTGCTCCTGTATCATTTTCATAACAGCTGGTGTGTTATTTTCAAATAACATCGCGCGAATATTACCTCCAATAAGAGGCTGCATAAGTCTTTCACCTTGGTCTGTAAGAATAATATTTTTTATTGATTCTTTAACAGATTCTTCGTCTCTCCTAAGAGCAAGATCTCCTGTTATTGGGTTTGCTGCCAAGTCCTTGTGGATATCAGAATATAAATTCTTCTTTTTTAATCTTGGAGTTATAAGTTTTACTACCATTTTTTATCCTCTAGGATTTACGCCGTCTACAGATCCCCAAAAACGTGGAGGACCCTCGTCTATATGAACAAAGCTTGTATAACCACCAATTCCTCGCATGTTTTCGCTTACAGCAATTTCAAGAAACTCTTTGCGTCTAGCAGGATATCCCACCCAATAAATATCGTATGCATGCCCTTGCTCATGTTTTGAACTACCGGGACGTGCTACTCTACCACTAGGTTTTCCACCATTTCGCTTTAAGTCTCTATTCCACAGGAACAAACCCTCTTGGTACGTTCTTCTTGCACTCGTAACAGTTAACTGCTGTCCAAATCTTTTTTGTACTTTCATAAGCTTAATGCGCGAGGCCATGGCTGTATTTTCCCATCGCCACGCTGGCGGTTTTGTTCCTTCTCTCGTAGATGCAGGTCGAAGCGCTCCTCCTGCAAATGTAATTCGTGAATCGCCTTTACCTTCATTATATTGTGTAACACTATTAAAGTCGCCAACCTGCGCTGGACGGTCACTAGTTTGACTCTGTGTCTGGCTACTAGTACTTATAACAGCTGATCTCTGTGTTGGTGAAACGCGGATTGCGCCAGCTTTTATTGCGTTTGCTGTAGCTCTATTTGAACTTGATGTAATTGCGTTTAAAGCAGATTGGTAATTATCTGTGTATTCTGTTAACGGGTTTATAAGATTTTTAATACCATTCTCGATTTGAAAACCAAAATTACAAAACCTATATATGAGAAATTCTATTTCATCTAAAGATGGATTTGTGAATAACGAAAGAACGTCATCTATCATATTTTTTATTTTATTTTTAAAATTTTCTATATTTTCGGCGCTGAAAAAGTTCAGAGCCTTTTCTTTAATATCATAAAATCTCGATACTATATTCTCTTGAAGTGCTGTTGTTACTTCTGCAATAATGTTTTCTATGCTAAAATTATCAATAATATTTTTTACGTTTTCAATAACTCTCGTAACTACACTTAATATTTGATCTTTAATTTTATCAATAAGAACTTTTAAAGATAAAGATAAGGATAAATTTCTAAGAGCAGTAGCAGCGTCGATAACATCGAAAGCAAAAGACATAAGAGAGCAAAATTTATCAAGTATTCCGCTTGAAATGCTATTACTGTAAAAATCTTCTACTTCGTTTAAAAGCTTTGGAACAATTGTTTGAGATTGCTCATTAAGTTTAATTGGTACATATTGATACTCAACAGTAAATTCAGCAACTTCAGTAGGAGTAAAGCTAAACCCTGCCGCTAATCTTTTTGTAATATTTGGGTATCTTTCTTCGTCAACAATTAATTTCTGTATTTCTGCGTTTTTAAAATATGAATTAAACTCTGTAACAGCGTCATAAAAAGGTTTTTCACCATATTCTTGAATAATTCGTTCAGCAGTAGTGATAGTTTTAAATGTTTCGCCTATTTGAAAACTATCACTTAAAGTGCTTGCATCATTAATTGTATATGTGCCAAATTTTAATTCATTTGCAAATGAACTAACTGCAGCATTAATAGCGTCCTCTTGCACAGAGGCCGTTGATCCTACTTGGATAATACAATGATTTCTTGTTGGTATGTTTGAACCGGACATTTTTTTTCTTTTTGATTTACTATATAGTTATTTATATTTAAATGAGTAATTTATAATAATTTATGTAACAATAGTTGTTTTGCCAGATCTAAATCCTTCTTGGCGTTCAAACGCATCTAGAATTTTTGTTCTTGCACTTATTGGAATATTAGACATTTTTGTCCCTGGAGATACGCCTGCTGATGTTGCAACGTTTGTAATATACGCAGAAGTGTTATTTTCAAACGACGGTGCATATCTATTAATCGCACTTGAAAGAGTAAGGTTTTTGTAAGAATTTGTTCCAAACAATAATTTTTCTTTCGCACCTCTTCCAGATTCGTAATCCGGGAAAATAGCAAATCTTCCGTCAGTTCCTATAGCGCCTTGGCTCTTAGCAAAGTTTCCATATTCTATATTTCCGGGATTGTTGTTTCGCCAAGCCCTAGTTCCTTGACGCCTTACGACGCTGCCATCCGCTAATCTAACAACGTTAAAGCCTTTTCCGTTTTGTAAAACCTCTACAACATCGCTTCCTGAAGATGAATTTCTTTCCGTGTCTTTTATATCAGATTTTTCGCCGATGTTTGAGTCTCTATTACTTATTTCAGCGTCTGCTGAAGTATCTGTGATGTCGTCTGCTAAATCATCTGCGTCATAATCTTCAGGCTCATCCTGCGATGCATAACCGCTTGACCCAAATGCTCCGCCGTCGTAATTTGCATTCCGTGACGTACTTAAAGATTTCCCTACGGGTTCTGCAGCGTTTACTGCTTCAGCAACTGTCACAGCGCCATCTGGGGCTTCTGAAGCGCCCTGTGCCATATAAACGTAATCATCAATACCAACTTCAGCTGCGCTAATACTTACTTTTGCTCCGCCACCTATTTTTGGATGGTCAGCTTTAAGACTTAAATCGCCAGCAGCATTAATAAACATAGTTTGAGCCTGCATATTAATCGAATCTCCAGCCGCGAGATTTATTTTTTTATTTGAATTAAGATTAATGCCTTCTACATTTGAGCTGAGACGCAATTTAGCCCCTCTTATTTGAACTTCATCACTTGCGTTAATAGTAGATTTACCGCCGACAGAAAGGTAATGGTTTCCTCTAACATTTTGAATTAAGTCTCCAGTAATTTCTTCTATTTTATTACCTTTTACGTAAACCTGAGAATCACCCTCGATAGTAACGATATTCCTACCCTTTACATATACGTAATTATTTCTGTCATTTATTTGAAATTTGTCAGATACAGATTTATGCGTAGTGCTTCCTCGTGCGTCAATAGCAACATAAGATCCTGCACCGTGATATATAGTAATTCTTTCTGCACCAGGAGTATCATCTAATTCTATAGAGTGATTTGCAGTTTCAATTACTCTATTAAACGGGTATTGCGCGTTATATGCTGGTGAAGGTTCTGCAAAAAATTCACGATCTCCACCTTCTGCAGTATCAGGGTTTGCATCTCCAATAGGTATTTCCTTTGAGCGAGACATTTCCTGTTGAAACACATAAGTTTCTTGGATTTGCTCACCACGTGCTAGCCTAGAATTTGATGGTTCACCAATATCAGAAGGTAAAGATCTTTTTGCTAAAATTCTAGCATCTTTTTCTAATACTTTACCCCAACCGATTGCATCAGGATTTACAACTTCAGTCATTTGTGTAGGGATTAATCCTAGGATCATCGGTTGTTGAGCATCTCGCCCATCAACAAAAAAACCAAACACAAACGAATTTATACGTGGTAATTCAGCGTTAGGATCATAACTGCCGTGTATAAGAGTAGCCCAAGGAAGGCTTTCAGTTGGAACTTGCTGA